CCTGGCCTACTACGACTTGCCACAGGCTTTACCAGCCTATTCAGCGATTAAGAAGTGCAAACTTCAGTATAATCAAGTTATGCAAGCCGATGTAGTTTTTAGGATTGAAGCCGCGCCAATTCAGTTTCAGTCAGGCAGACTTTATGTCTGTTTTGAACCTTACAGAGGTGAGAGAGGTTCTCGAATTTCAATAGGCTACCCCCAGTCGTATACAGCTCTTCAAGGAGTAATGTACGATCCAGCAAAACCAAGCCCAGTGGAATTCAGAATCCCTTTCGCTTCTCTTCTAGCAGCATATGACCTCCCAATAGGACAATATGGTTGTGGGCAACTACTACTATATGTTCTATCTCCTCTCAATTCCTCAGCCTCGACCTCATCTGTCACTCTGTCTATCCAAGCCTGGTTAGAGAACGTAAAACTCAATGTTCCTACCCAGGCCCTTGCTCTCACTGGAAATCTTACCGTGGCAGCTCGGTCTTCGTCAGAACGAACTCATGGTGAGCCCCAGAAATTTCAATCTAATGAACAAGCCTTAGCCCAGCGACACCGGTTTTCCCGGGCAGCGGACCGCGTTTCAGCGGTGGCTTCGTTCTTAGGTAACTTTCCTCTCCTCTCAGCCGTGGCTTCCCCAGTAGCAGCATTTGCTAAAGGGGTATCCAAGGCGGCAGCAGCATTCGGGTTTTCGAAACCTCTGGATGCTTCTGCCCCCACCAAAATTGTCTCCCACAATCGAGCAGCCTGGGCCAATGCTGATGGAGCTCTACCTGCCGTTTCTTTAACGCAGGCGAGTGATTATGCATTGGACCAGACTGGTCGATACTTCCCAGCCCCAGTGGATGAAATGGACATTTCCTACATAACATCAAAGCCGGCCATGCTTAATGCGTGGTCGTGGTCTACTACTGATACCGTAGGTAAAGTTGTCACTATCATCCCTGTTCACCCCGGACTATGCAACCAGATCTCTGGTGCAGAAACCCAATCCTTTGGAGTTTATGCTCCCACTCCTACTGCCTACGTAGCGTCCATGTTTAAATATTGGGCGGGATCGCTCAAATACAAGCTCGACGCCGTAGCAACTCCTTTTCATGCCGGTAGGCTATTGGTAGCTTACCTTCCTGATTATGATCCTTCCCAAACCTTGTCCATTAACGAAATAGGTAACAACTATTCGGTTCTATGGGATATCACAGATTCGTCAACTCTCGAATTTGAGATCCCTTACCTGGGTAACACCCCATACCTAAATTGTTATTTGGACGACCAATCCTATTCCTCCCTGATTGAAGCCGGAGCCACTTCGGCCAACATTGCAAGAATTAGATCCATTCAGAATGGAGCTCTCATTGTATTTGTTCTCAATCAGCTTGTTGCACCTACCTCCACTGCCACCACTATTCCAGTACAGAACTGGATATCTGGCGGCAGAGACCTCACCTTTATCGAACCTGTGTTCGGTATTTATTCCCCCTCCACGGACAATGTAGTTCGACAGGACAACACCGGTTATTTGTATGACGGCGTTGCTATGACTGCACCAGCCACAGGAGTTAATCCCACGCGAATGTTCGAGTTTGAGGACGAGGATGAAGTTGATTGTGAACGTCAAGAGTTCCAGTCTTCTTCATTGGCAGCAACTTTAGGAGTAACGGATACTCCGGCAGCACCGACAAAATCGGACGCTAAAGCGGACGCTAAACCGGAGGCCCGATCTGCTACTACCACAGCCCCCTCGGCTGCAGCAAAATCCAATGCTCCTACCAACATCACCGATTACATGACAGGTGGTGCCTCGACCTCAGCCGAACTTCTCGCATCCCGAAACAATTTCATGCCCCAACAGTACCTCTCTCCCCAAGACAGAGCGAAACTAGTTACGGGTGAGGTTATTACCAATTTGCGACAGCTTACTCGCCGAATGGCGCCAGCTTTTGCTATATACCCTCATGACGTAGTCAATTCTGGTGCGTG